AACTGTTGTGTAAAGCAGGTCGGGTGAAAGATAATTCGAAGTGGCGCAGGATGGATATTTCCATCCCCAGCCACTCCCCACACAAATTCAAATAAAAACACGGAGGGTAACCTCCGTGTTTATGTCTCAATTGCAAGCTATTCTCTGTTATTTTAAACATTGTAGAATAACATGCCCAGTCGACACCGACGCTTCGTCTTCACATGGAACAACTACGACCAAGTGGCAATCGATTATCTTGATTCCCTTCAAATCAGATATCTCTGTTACGGAAAGGAAGTTGCTCCTGGAACTGGTACACCTCACTTGCAAGGCTTTCTGTGTTGGCGCAACGCTAAAACCGAGGGCGCGACTCGCGAGCTCCTCCGTGGATGTCATGTTGAAATTGCCAGAGGAAGCGCACTGCAAGCCTCTGATTATTGTAAGAAGGGCGGGGATTATGTGGAACGCGGCGATCTACCAAGCGACCCCATCGAACAAGGACGTCGAGAAGCTGAGCGTTGGGATCTTGCTTGGGATAGCGCAAAGGCCGGAGCTATTGAGGAGATTCCTGCCGACATCCGAGTTCGATGTTACTCCACACTCAAGAGAATTGCGCAGGACTACATGCCCCGAATCGAACCAATCGGCGCAGTCTGCGGATTATGGCTCTTCGGAAAGAGTGGAGCCGGAAAGACGCTCAGCGTCTCCCGACAGTACCCCGATGCTTTCCCAAAGCCTCGAAATATCTGGTGGGACGGCTATCAAGAGGAAGAGGTCGTCACCGTCGACGACGTGGATAAGTACGATGTCGCCCTGGGAGGAAAGCTCAAGCACTGGGCAGATTTCGCGCCATTCATCGCCGAAATCAAGGGAGGCAGCAGAAAGATCAGACCTCGACTTGTTATTGTCACTTCGCAATACAGGATCGAGGACATATGGCAAGATGCGGAAACTCGAGAAGCACTCAACCGACGATTCAAGTTCCTAGAGAAACTTGAAGGACAGGATGTAGTTTTAGAACTTTAACGTTAATACATCCTTTAAACCCTAAGGGTCTGCACTGCATACACTGCACAGAGGGTCTATAGGTAATAATACGCTTCGCTCACTATAGACCCCTCTATCGCACAGTCGTAGCTGTGACGTATGCGTGGCAGACGGTCGAACCGTATACGATGCCATATGGTAAGAGGAAGACCTACAAGAATCGCGACGCGCAGGGGCGCTTTTCGAAACGGACGAAATATCTCGCGGGCCAGACCTTGGGGGCGTCGAATGAATACGTGGCAGCAGGGCTTGGCGCGGCAGCCACTATATCAGCGGGCTACGACTTGGTTAAGGGCCCGTCGGGCACCTTTCACAAATCGGGTAGGGCTAAGCCGTCGCAGATAGCTCACGGATGGTACGTCGATACTGCGACTGGCCTACAACACAAAATCAAGGACTATCAAAAAGAAATCATCAACCAAAGCGGTCGCAAAGCGGACTTTTGGCAGCAAGGATTTATCGGCGACTGTATATTCAACAGAATCAATCAAGTCATCATATTCGATGATTGGAACTTAACACACGCTAACGCCGTCACCAACGTCAACGAACGAACACTTGTCACAACAACTCGACAAAAAGTAATGTTCACCAATATGTCAAACGTCAAAATCTGCTATGAATACTACCTCGTTACACCCAAGGTAGATCAGGCAAATTCATTTCAAGCAGAATACAACCTCTTATCTAATATCGTCGATTCCAGTTCCGGAGGTTTCGACGTAATTACTTCTTGGACACCTGAACAAGTCCCGGAAGTAATGAAAAACTGGAAAATCCTATCAAAATCGGTTTTCCGTCTAGCACCCGGAGAAACAGGAGAGCTACACTCTAAATCGAAAATTTACAAGTTGCTCTCAGAAGCCGACAAACGAGACAGAACATATGCAGCAGGCTTCAATGTTCAGCTCTACTGCAGATGGTACGGGTGCCCAACAGCACAACAAAGCACAGTAAACGGATCAATCGTTAATCCGAATGCTTCCTTCGGAGACAATCTCCTTCACACTTCATGGATAATAGAAGGAGTTAGGAATTATTATAGGACAGCATATTTGGATGGAGCAGTTTCGTCTTGGTTAACAACTGTTCCAGCGGCCGTCACCGATCATGTCGTGGTCACCCACGACCAAGCAGATGATGATATTGTCTTAGCAGAATAGTTCTTTTTTTTAATAAACACTTTGTAAAAAACTAGGGACGCGCTCCGCTTCGCATCCGCTCATAGGTTCCGGCGGGGGGAAACCCCCCGACGCCTGCCGGCTCCCCCCAATTAACTGTTGTGTAAAGCAGGTCGGGTGAAAGATAATTCGAAGTGGCGCAGGATGGATATTTCCATCCCCAGCCACTCCCCACACAAATTCAAATAAAAACACGGAGGGTAACCTCCGTGTTT